GCCAAGGTCAGTAGAAAGTTGTTCCACCCAAGCTTTACCTTCTTGTCCGGCAAACTTGTAATAACTCGTCAGAGCTTTTTGCATCTGCTCAGGGAAAACTCCACGATTCCCTGTCCGCCAGGCTTCGAAGTTCATCTTCGTAACCCGGACGATGTGGTCCATGAGATCTCCGTTGTAAGCTTGACGTAAAGCCTTTTCTTGGTTCTGCTCAAACCAAGCGTTAGCCGTCGGAGAATCTTCATAATGATCGGCTGCATCAATGGCCGTAGCAAGGTCATCCCGATACTCCGCCACGATGGACTTGCGTTCGTCCTTCCTTGCACGGACACCCCAAAGCTTCACGGACTTGCCGCTTTCGCTTTTGGTGATTGGCTTGGGTGAATAAGACATGCCGGGGTTATCACCAGCTGAGTTCTTCATCTCAGCATAAGCGTCCGCTTCGGCCTTATCTACGAAGGTCTTACGTGGAGCACCCTTACCTCCGTTCGGGTCTTCTTTCACCCAAACTTCTGCGTTCTCGCCTGTTCTAACAGCACGAACGGCCTCACTCAGAATAGGAAATTCCTTCTTAAATAGCAACTCACGTTGCTCTCTGCGAAGGTCTGGCTTGTTACGAAGCGATGGATCAATCCCCTCCTGTGCACTTGCGAAATCTTCACCTGCGCGCTTCTCATACATAAACCTTCCATTCTGTCCCGGCAGTTCTCCACGGAACCACTTACCTAGTATGTGATCCATTTGCATTAACAAGATACCCTTGTCGTACAAACTCACCTCACCAACTTCTTTCTCGAGTCGTGCAACCTTATTCGACAGTACATTGTCAATCGCCGTCAGCGCCCGCTGGCCCCTCACGTGAATGCTCTCCACGTTCCCAAGATAACCTTGATACGCTTCAGCAAACACGTTCGAATCTGCAGGTTCTTCCGCAACCTTCAACGAGAACTCAGCTCTCACGGCCTCTGGATCCAAGTTCATCATCCGTCTCACATTCCGCAAGCCAGCTGTACGTGGACTCGCCAAATCCCCTAAAGTCATCCCAGACGCGTTAAGCTGCTTAACAAACTCAAGACTGTCGAGGAGTGTGACTTCAGTTTTAGACGACTCCTTCGACCAGAGATTCACGGCTTCGAATGCGGCAGCTTTACCTGCAAGCGTGCGACCTCCGGTGACAGCTTCGATGAGGGACTCAGCCGACTTCGCAGTCAGGTTGTGGTCTTTGATCATCTTCCGAACCTCGTGCTCAGTATTAGGTTTGTTCAGTGAAGCGAAAAGACCTTCAAAGAATGCATTAGCCTCGGCTTGGCCGGGTTGCCAGGCCTTGATTGTGTCAGCTTTGGTGGCAGTCTTCTTGGACTTGAAAGAACCTTTCAACGCCTCAACAACTTTGACAAAAGCCGCGTGAAGTTCGGGGAAGGTGGTTTCCACGAAGGTACGGAAACGGGTAGGTCGGTTAAGCAAATACCCGTGCATGGCCTGAGCAGCCCATTCACGCTGGGTTGCGTAGTAATGTTGGAAGTCACCTACAGTTCCGGTTCCGTCCTTCAGCTTGTTCTGCATGGCAACCCCAAGGGTGGCACTGAGTAGATTTTTAGGTGAAGAGCCTGAGGCACTAACTTCCGCTACGGTGTGTAGGGGTGCGTATTGAGTCTTCAGGGCCTCCCATTGGGTTTTGATTTTGTCACCGTAACCTCCCATGCGCACAAGATCATCAAAGGCATGGCCCATTTCGTGAGGGTCATACAATCGAGAATCGTGAGGCGAATTCACAAACATAACCGAACGGTCGTTAACGAACCAACGGCTGTAGCCTGCTTGCGGTTCCACTGCAAACTTCTCAATCCAGCTGTTGGTTTTTGTGTTGTTAATAAACCGGATTTTCGCGTTGATAGACTTAGCCGCATCAAGCATCCCAGATCCTTCGAGGAATCCGGTGTAACTGAGTTTGGCTGCAGGTGTAAACTGATCAGAGAAGCTAATGTCAGCTTCTTCAGCTAACCGTGCATGCTCGCCTTCCAGTTGAGAGAATATGTCTTGAAAGATCGTACGAGCTTCGGCGGTCGGTGCGGAAGCAAGAACTTCTTCCACAGGTTTGCCAAGCATGTCGGCGTTGAACTTGACAACCTGTCCGTCTTCCAACGTTACGTTAATCAAACGATGCTGGGCAGAAAAGTCTGCAACGGGTAAGGAGAAGATGGGCTTACTCAGGCCTGTGTTGGTTGCTTCTTTCAGCAAAGATTCAACCAAAGAAGAATCACCCTTGCCAAGCAGGTCCGCAGCGGCTTGAGCAGCATTCGTGTGCGTGCCGATTTTTCCTGTTGCAATCAGCGCGTTAGCTACGGTAGTAATCGCCGAAGCGGGATCTTCCGCCAAGGGTGCGGTGGCGTTTTCGCCAATCTTAGTCCCCACGGCCTTCTTGACTTCGTTCGTTGCGTTAGCGGCCGCTTCGGCTTTACTATCCGCTGGGACGTTGAGATCGTCAGCTGGAGTGGCGGACTTTTGAAAGATCGGCTTGCCTTTGTCGTCCAGCATCGCGACATCGTTGAGGTTCTTACCATTGGTGATATTACCCATCGTCACTCCAAGCACAGAGGTAACCCCCTGAGTCGCAATAGTCGAAGCCCAGTATTGAGGGTTAAGCATGTGCTCTTTCGCACCCTCAGGATCGAGGATCATCTCGTCCGCGATCTGTTGGGCAACACCGGCAGCACCCATGACAACTTCAGACCCAGTATCCGCTGCCAACTTCAATCCAAAGGCTTTAGCCGCGGAAACTTTACCTGTTTGTTCGGCGAGTTCCACCGCGGCTTTGCCACTCAACTTTTGTCCTTCTTTCAGCACAAGACCACTGGACTCCAGCAAAGCTTCTTTAGCCCCCACACCGATGGACTTCTCGAGCATGGACCCGGCGAACTTATCCGCAACCGGAGCACTGGCTTTCAGGAACAGAAGATTCATTGCAGTGTCAAGGGCACCAACGGCCATCGCTTTACCTTCCGTAGCTCCACCCTCCCTCGCGGCGTTGGATGCTTGACCATAGGTAACTGCCGACATGGCATAAGGTCCAACCACAGGGATTGCACCTAATGCCAACGAACCAAGACCTGCGGGCATACCTCGGCCTGCTTCGGTCCAGAAGCTCACATCTTCACCCTCCGCTCCGAAAGTCTTCCCAGCAGCCGTGCCAACATCGGCACCTACGTCACTCCAAGTTCGAGTAACTTTACCTTGCATCTGGTCGACGTAACCACTAGGAGTGGTCGGAGCCCCTGCGAACGTTTCCTTGGCATAGTAACCCAAAGCATCCAACATACGTGTGTTGGAATCAAACATGTCATATCGTGAACCAGCGGGAGCCCCGATGATATTATTGATGACCTTGCCTGTTTGTTCGAAGGTTAATCCAGCCATAGCCGGATTATTCTGTTGCTCCCATTTAATCTGTTCCTCGACCTGACGGCGATCAGTTATCGAGCTGTAAAAGGAAGCCAATGTAGTTTGTGGGGTGGTGGGCATGTCAATAAGGATTAAGGATTGCGACGAACTTTTTCATAACCAACAGCTGACTTTGCGGCTGAGGTTACACCACTTCCAATACCCATCATGAGTTTCTCAAAGGGAGTATAACCACCAATTGGACCTTGAGGTTCTTTTGGAGTAGTGACATTAGTTTTGACAGTTCGTTTTGGCCTTCCGGCCTGCACAAAGTTAAACAAACCAGCCGTTGAGTTTAGCTGTGGAGCTTGAATACCAATGGCTGGTGAGTTGGGATAGCTTGGGCTATTGCGTTGGCGTAGCATCTCTTGTCCTTGTCTCAACGAATCCAAAGCTCCATTGGGTGCTTGAATACGTGAGAGTAAACTTTCCATGTCCGCGAATGCAGGATCACTTTGCAACGCACGTTCCGCATTCAAGTCCATTACCACATTTGCACGCGGTGCACCTTTCACAAGCATGTCCTGATAGGCCGGATCACCTGGCAGGGTGCCAAAAGGTAATCCGGTTTGCGGATTCACCCTCGGCCCTTGCTGTTGCTGACCGCCGAACAAAGACCCAAGCCAAGTCATAAACGAACCAGCAGGGGCATTACCCGTGTTGTTTTGTTGCGGCTGACTTGGACCCGGAAGCTTCCCGGCGGGCACTTGCTGCTCACGACGAATCCTCGCTTGTTCTTGGTTGTAGCTCTCGCCCGGACGTGCCTGCGGATTGAGTTCATACCAACCGGCTAACCCATGTGAACGCGTTCCGTTCTTGGGTGATTCAGCAATACGTCCGCGTGGACGCAAGGCTTCGTTGATCTGTTGATTCTTCTGATCACCCATCAATTGCATGAGTTGGACCAGCGCTTCAGGTGTAAGTGGAGAGGCCATGATAGTTTATTGTTGAGTTGGAAACATTGATTGTCTTACCCGCCAAGTTTCTTGTTGGTCGGCGTTCATACCTTGTGGCATTGCAGGACCTTGGTTCTGCGGTGCGGTGAAGAATCCTCGGTAAGGGCTATCGGCTGGGATCAAGGCAAGTGGGTTACCTTGGTATCCCACGCGCATATACTCAGCTGGCAGTCCCAGAATGTTCGCAGCAACCGCGTTGTTTGAGAGTTCCCTCTGTTGCTGCAACTGCTTCATCTGCATCTCACGCTCTTGCTGAGCCAACAACCCGCGTAGTCCGTACTCCTGTGCCCACTGTGCAGCAGCTTGAGTATCATTAGCCTCCTGCCTATGCAACCCGGCATAACCCAGCTGTTGCTGAGCTTCGAATTGTTGTTGGTTCTGCTCTTGCGCATTCTGCCGTAGTTGCATCTCTTGATCGAACTGGTCTGGCTGTTGCATCTGGTTGATCAAAGCGACCAAACCACTCAGTTGTTGTAGCGGGTCAGTATCCAGGCCCAGACCGGCCAGGAGTCCTAACCCTTGATTAGGTTGTGGTTTCATAATTAGACTTCGTCAGCAACTTCAACTCCTGTGATAACCGTGCGCACTTGGACCGTATAAGTCCGGATCAACTCATTGGCTGTCCCGTCCTCATATGAAGAGCGCGTAATGGAAAGCTTGCCCGGTGTCGGAGTAGCCGCACCAAACTTCGTATTCAGCATTTCCATCAACGCATAGACAATACTCCGGTAGTCTCCGGTAGTAGCGTTAGCCTCCGCACTCGTTAACTCAGTTAACAGTGGCGTGGCGTGCGCGGCGGTGTTGAATGTGATTGTGTTAGTTCCGACGGAGTAACCTGCGCCGAAGAAGTCAGATGGGATGGGATCAGAGGTGGTCATGTCAGTGGTAGGTTTGCTTTATTTCTGTGGTGTATGTGACTATCGTAGCTCCAGAGCTATTTTTACGTACGCGAGTCCAGAGTGAGGAAGTAAGTTCATGTTCATGTGTGTCTAGTGGATTACCGTGGGCGTTATAGTATAGCCAAGAGCCCTGCCACATGAACATGGTTGGAAGTTCTAGGATCTCAAGGTGGTCAGGATCGTAGTAAACAAAATTACTTCCGAGTCCTTGCTCAATGCTGATGGCTCCGTCTTGGTAGAACGCACGTGGGAAGGAGTATTTTGAAGCGTTTTGGATCGTATAATCCCAGCTGTCAGGTCCACGTGTATATTGAAAACCGTTGAAGGTGAAGACCGTGTCGTCACCAAAGGGATTGGGGTAGGTTACTTTATGCTCAAGCTCCTTTGCATTAGCCCACCATTGACCAAAAATTTCCTTTGAGATTGAGAATAGTTTGCCATTGTTAGAAGCGTCGCTGGCTTGGTAAGCTGCATAAGTGGAGGGTAGGACAGAACAGGTAAGTTCTGTTCCGGTGGTGGGTTTATACCGCGGGAACAGAAGCATTAAATCTCCAGTTGGTTGCTTGAAACTCATAAGGGCGAAGGCTCACCAGTAGCATAGATACTTACGATTGCAACTTTTCCGTCTTTCCAACAGTAGAACTCAAGTGGAATTCCACTAAAGGCTTGGTGTTGTTTTTGACGACCCGGGAGATTGTCGGTAGCTTCTCCACCTAACCCAACTTGGGATTTCTGCAGTGGTTCGTTTACGGCATCGGGAACTAGATTTTTGGAAATGACCCGTGCAATAAAATTCTTCATCGCATTTTCCAGCTCGTCTCCCGTCTGAAGTTTTGACGGACGGCCTTGAGCAACCCGTTTGTCGTCGATGCGTCGTTCACGCTCACGACTCATACGTTCCTTTGCAGGTTCCCTCAGGCGGCTGATTGCACGTTGATTACGTAAGGTCTGCAGCTTTTGTTGCCGCTCTTTACGCTCACGTGCATACTTTTCTTGTAAGCTTTCGGCCATTAGATTAGTTTGGATGCGTCAAGAACTTCTGCGTAGACCATAGCATATCCGTATTTATACCGTTCGACTTTAACGTCGATGAGGTAACGTCCAGAAGTTGGGATTGCAGATCCGCCTTGAGTAGGTTCGAAGCTGTTGGGAAATACTTTAGACACCGCGGAGATTGCAATGGTTTGGTCGACCTTGACTGTGGGAAAGTTAGTTCCACTGCAACTCATACTAGCGCTGGCTGACGTGGCAATTACTTTGTAGGTTTCTCCGATGAAGTTAATTTGCCCGTGGATAGTGGGTGGAATTTGGATGGTGTTATTCGATAAGGCCACATCCACCTGACCCGATGCTGTTTTGCCTGCGGCAGTACTTCTAGAGGTTTGAGATCCACTTACACTAGCGTCGATACCAACGTTGACGGAGCAAGCGATCTTTTGACCAATGCCAACAATGGTGTGGCTTTTTGGTTTGAACACAGGCCATTTCGTAACACCCAACCTTGCCAAGATGCCTTCGGTCGTGACCGGGTAAGGCATGAAAAAGAGGTGACCCTCCGCCATAACACCCTGCGTCCAGACATCTTCCAGCTCGATCAGGACTTCAGGAATTGCAGCAGCAGACCCGGAGGATTGGTCAGACAAATTACAAGACAAAGCGTAGCTAAGTCCGGATGAGCTACCAGCCCAATCTGAGTTCTGATCACCCTTTCCAGCATTCGTGTTCCATACAACCTGCACGCTCTTCAACACCCTTGGCAGGTTAATGCTCAACGGCACAGGGAAGATGTCCATGCGGGAATCCAGCTCGGCTTGCGGAATAACAATCTCCCTGCGTAAAGACCTATGCTGGTTTACGGGCTCGTATTCAACGTTAGGCTCGGAGTTGGTTGTCGCCGGTGGAGCCACAAACCGCTCAGTGTATGCAATCGGAAACTGCATCACACCGTCCAGTTTACTACCCTTGAATGTTGGCCAGGTTGGAGCCACGATGGAGGATTTAATCGACTTCCCGTTTCCCAAATCCTGCACCTCACTCTCAATAATTTGCAATCCAGTATCCGAAGTTTGCACACCAGTTTTCAGACTTTCTGTAACCGTGACTTTAACTCCCTCAACATACGAACGTGAGCCTTGGAGTGTTACTTCCCCCGAGTTCTGCGACTTGGTCATGTGCTGGACAACCAAAGGATGCACTTGTTCGGCACTACGTAGAGTTTCACCAGGAGCTAGGACAGGCCATGAGGCTTCACCAAAGCTCAGATGTGACTCTTCTGTTGCCTGAATGGCTGCGAGGAAACGCGGTGGTGTAGTCTCGGGGCGTTCAACAACATAGTGTTGATGCGTGAATAAAGTTGGATCTTTTCGTGTGATCTTCAACCCGTGGCGGGAATCTAGCGGTTTGACTTCACTATCCCAAATCCCAGCGCCGCTATCTGCAACGGCATCAATCGGCACGACTTGATAGGAAATCAAAGCAGTCAACAAACTAGGATCGTTGGCATATTCATGCACAACAGTCTCTGGCCAAACCACTCCGCCTTCCGTATAAAACCCAGGACCCACGCGAACCTGCATGCGCGAGCGAGTCATATTCCCTTGATTCACAATCTCAGCCAGCAATCCGAACGGAAGATCATCTGGGACTTTTGCATGGTTACTGACCTCGAACTCGATTAAATCCACATGCGTCATCAGCTCCTTGTCAAAGACAGAAGACTGCAAAACGGGTCCTTTGGCAGCTCCGCTACTAAGGAAACTCGCGATGTTCGCTGGATTGTTGAGTTGTTTCATGCTGGGATGTAAAAGCTAGAATTAGCAAACGCATCGTTAACCATCAGACTGTTCCACGCTTCATTCCTTGCCTTTTCGGGTGGCGGCAAGGAACCCTCATTCCGGTTAACGTAAATCTGCACGATGTAGTTTAATTCCAAAATCGTCTGCCACTGCATAAAGGCAAACCCATCTTGAAGTAAAAAATCTGTATCATTGTCATTGGTATAATCAGGCAGCCAGCGATATCCAGAAATCTCAACTGGAATGTTCTGATCATTTTTGACATTAAGGCGCAAAGTTTTACCTTCTATTAGTGCTTTAAAAGCAGACTCACTGCAAGGATATTTATAATCCCTAATTGCATTAAGCTCACCTCTTTTTGTTGCTACATCGATAGGATGCAAAGTTCCGTCTGTAGGTGCATAGCTTAATCCAGTCAGGTTGTTAAGCCGAAACCATTCACAGAAAAGTCCAGGACCAACTTTAACGTTCAGCGCCGTCCAAGCTGTAGGGCGTGTGACAGAAGGATCACAGTATCCGACCCGAAAGGTGCGATAAATTTCACCTTGGTAAGTATAATCCGACATCACAGCCCAAACTGTGAACTCTTGCTGAAAGGGTGAATCTAAATTAGTATCACCTAACGCTTCAAGACTAAAGCTTTTTAGATTCCTAAAATCAGAAGATCCCCAAAAACTCGACAGTCCAGCTGCAATAGCAAAGTAAAAAATTCCACGGCCATCCTGCCGTACCAACACAGCCGCTGGTAAAGTTGCGGGAATCATTTCTACTGAAAACACTTCTGCATAAAGGTCTTGCCAGGTTCCAGTCCAAGAAAAGGGATACGGATATGTTTCTAACGGAGTTACAGCCGTAGTATACATCCAAGTCGCACGTCCCGGAAAGGCTGAATAAACCCAGCGATCTGTGTTAAACGTAAAAAATTCACCAACTCCAACTAAAACCCCATCCGTAATTGCCAAAGTCCCACCCTGCTTGGCCCAAATCGGTTGGTTTAGTTCGTCCAGACCTAAATAGATAAATTCACCGTTATATAAGGTCTGAATATCGTCATCAACTTGAAAAGTAGCTCCCACCGCTAATCCCAAACCATCAACACTCGAGACCTCAAACTCAACATCAGTGCTGTACAATCTTTCCAAATTAATCCCCATTCCCACAGGGAAGAAAGCAGGAGCAGTCACTTCAAGCATTGAAAAACTTGCGTTCTCCTCTGCATACTTTCGGGCATTGTTCGCCGCGGTCAAAAACGCCGCATCAATGGTTTCCTCAAAACTCGTGTTCTGCCCTTGAAAGGCGTCCGGCGCGTTTGAGTTATTCCAAACAAAACGTTTAACTGCAGCTCTTAATGTTCCAATTGTATTCATGACTACTCCTGCTTTTGATTCACTCGTTAACTGGCTTAACGCGTCTTAGCACGCGCCGCCATGACCCCGAGCACCCAGTTCACCTGGGCTAGGGAAGTTGCCGGATTCCTTCATTTTACTGTTGGTTCCGGACTGATGGGCAGGGCACGGGCGAGCTGTGGTGTTCGCCGTGACTGCCATGGATTGTGACATTGCCCCGGATCCGCTCGAAGGAGCTTTGCCGATTGGGCCACCTTGACGTAGGGATTTACCGTCCATGGTTTTGTTTTGTTATTGGTTTAGTTTCGGGTGTCCGCAGCTGTTAAGCGTTGGTGATGGTGCCCACGTTGCGAAGGTACATGTTCGCTTCGGGGAGATTGACCTCGAGGCCGGCTTCCGTGAGCCATTCGTCCTTACGACCATCGGTGTCGTTTTCCTGACGGTTGGGGAGAAGGGTTGTGTCACGGTCGTTGAGCGGGCGGAAACGCAGACGGTTAGGGTCCACGATGAGGGCGTCCTTGCGCAAGTTCGGTTGGAGGTTGAACAGCGGGTGGGACTTGAAGTGGAGTGTTCCCCAAGGGGAGATCCACGTGATGACATCGTTGCCGTAAACCTTCTGCACACCGTAGTCCTTGTTGAGCTGGGCCACGCCGCGGAGGTAGTTGTTGACTGCACCGAGGAATCCGTTACCACAGAGGACCAGCTTTTCGAAGGTCTTGTTATTGGTAACGCGGAAGGCACGTTCGATGTAGGAGTCGAACTCAGTGAACGTGATGGAACCTGTGGAGGACTTGATGATCCGCTTTTCATCCTCGGTGTTGAGGGTGATCGCAGGAGCACCAGTACCACCGCGGTAGATGGAGTTCGCAGCTTCCCATTGCTTGAGATACCAAATGATGCCACCAGTGGTGCGACGTGGACGAGAAACCCCATCAGCACCGACGACCGTTTGGGTGCCTTTGACCCCGAACAAGAACGCCATTTCCATTTCGACCATGTGGTCGCGAAGGGCGTCTTCGGCGGATTCGGCATAAACGCCGGTGTCGTCGAACTCCGTTGGAATTTTCAGCGAGGTTGCTGTGAACTCGAACGCATTTCGGAAGATTTGCGTGAAGTTCTCAGCGTCGAGCGGCGGGTAGTAACGGCCAGTCCCAGAACGAGCGCCTTCCGTGTGGGCATTGCCGATGATCATGGTCTTCGCACCGCAAGGACCGGCAGTACCACCGGAGATTAGGTTCGAAGTGTTGAGCACAGCGGATTCGGCTTCCAAGCAACGGAACTCGAGCTTATTGGTATCCACGATGGAGGTGATGATACCCTGCAGGGATCCAGTTCCGGTGGAGCGAGGAAGCTCATCGAAGTAGATTTGCTGGTTGACAGAGAACTGCGAAGTGTCAGCAAGTTTCACACGATAGATGGTGCCTTCAACGAAGGACAACGGGGAGGCGGATGCCGTGTCGGAACCGGTCGGCGAGAACGGAGCAGCTCCGGTGGCGATGGTGGTTACGGGATTGGGCATGCGCTTTTCGAACCAGCCGAACTTGTAGGAATCGCAGGCTTCCGTTTCCATGAGGGAAAGGAAACCCGTGAGTGGGAAGTGGCCGGTGGGGAAGTCGCGGAAAATGCGACGACGGTTTGTGCGATTGTACCAGGACTCGTCTTCGAAGTTCTTGCCCGAAACGAGACCCAGGATGGCGTCAGAGTTCATATGTGTTTAGTGTGTGTTTGGTGTGTAAATTACCGAGCACGCTTTTTGAAGAAACTCGCAACACCGGACTGTGGTGTGTCCGCGTTATTGGGAGGTCCGCCGGAAGCGGGCGTGGTGCTTGTTGATGACATCCGGGGCATCGTCTGTGGCGCCGTTTGAGTAGAGGATGTTACCACGGGCTTACCAGTCACTTTCGAGACTAGGGCACGTGTGGTATCAGCCGCACGAGTGAAAGCTTCATCAAGGTCCTTTGGATTGAATCCTTGAGCTTGAAGTTGGATTGAGACCGCATCGACAAGTTCGCGATGTTCTTTGAGGTCTGGATACTTGCCAGCAAACAACCCCCAGAGCTCTTCAGCTTTGTTCTTTTCAGATTGTTGCAGGACCGGAGTGAATTCTTGGCGAAGTTTCTGAACCTCACGTGCTACGAGAAGTTCAGCTCCGCGGACGGATTGATTGACGAGTCCATCACGCAGGTGCTCAATTGCCTTTGCGCGAGTCTCAGCGGTTGCTTCAGGATCTGTAATCGCAGCCGCAAAGCTGTCGACGAAACCGTCGGCGTTGGGATCGAAGATTTGAAGATAGGCTTTCTTCTCATCTTCGGTCATATCTCTCGGTGCGGATGCAACTTGAGCTTGGTGGACTTGGAGTCCGGCTGCTACGGCATTCGCAATGGTTTCAGCTGTGAAGGGTTGTTGGACAACGGCTTCACCTTCAATCGGTTTAACTTGTTCAGACATGTTGTGGGGTTGGTTTATTCTTTTTATTCAGTAGTTCGGTGACTTCTGCGAGCATGTCAGAGAATAGCGTTTGCATGTTCTCCCAGCCAACAGATTCACCAAAAAGTTGTTCCCGAAGGAAAAGGGATTCAACGCCTTTCAGGTCAGCCTTGAGCGCTGAGTCAACCAAGGAGACTTTAAGGGTGAAGCAGGCCTGGATAAAGACCTGATAAAGGGGTGAGTTAAGAAACTCTTGCAATTCAACTTGAAGGATTTCAAGCTTTTGCGTGGTGAGTTCTTCCAGGTTGATTTCGTTAAGCTTGTGCATTTGGATCGGGTTGTGCCGCGGTTTGTGCTTGTTGTTGTTGCAACATTTGCATAGCCATTTGCTGCGCAAGTTGTTGAACAACCATTTGGAGAGTTTGAGGATCTTTGGCGAGATTGAAGTTGGCTAGCGATCCGACTCCGAGGAGTTCGTAGATCTTCTCGACTAGAAGCTTCGGAGAAAGTTCCAGCTGGAGAAGTCCGGTCGGGCCGAGGTTGATGACTTCTTTCAACAGCTCCATCAGTTGCTGGGCGAGGTAGTTCTTTTCACTTTCGAGTGTGCCTTCGTAGGCGAACAAATCACAGGAGCAGATAAGATCTTCAGGTGTTGATGTGAAAGCTGCCAGTACTTCGGGCTTTTCCGCAAACTCAGAACCGGCGTATTTCACAATCAACTCAGGGGTGAGACCTTGGCGAAGGTTAAGCAAAATCTTCTGACCAAAGGGCTCAAGGCACATACCCCAAGCGGACTGAGCGGTGGCCTTAGGTCGGGCAGTGGCTCCTTGGGTAACCACACGAGACTCAGCTGCGGACCGGCGGCCGGTGTGGTATTGACCTGAGAGGTTGTCTCCTAGCCCAGAAACACTATTCACCATGGCTCCGATGTTGTTGGCGTCGTCCATGTGTCGGACCGTAACGTCCCGGACATCGAGTTGCTTAACAAACTTATCAACACCAGATCGGGATGCACCTTTCTTGAGGAGAATCACACGACTACGGTTTTTGATTGATTCCATGTCAACACCCACTGGATCAACCACCAGTTTGTCTTCCAAGTTCTGCGAAACGTTCGTAACGCGGGAGTTGAAGAACCAGTCAGCGGTGTCTTGGAGGGGTGTGATCAGGTCGGAGAGTGAGACAGAAAGGAATGAATCATCATCTTCGTCGTACACTGCGACGTCCCATGTGAAACGATCGTGCAGGTAGTTGGTTGGATTGATACGAATGATACGGGAATCGTTTGCAATCCAGATCAAATATTTAATTGGGTAACCCTCAGGTCCCAGCTTTGACCCATCGGAAAGTTCGAACTTGTTCGGGATGATCTTGATCTGGACTTCAGTAATCCGAACCAAATTCTTGGTCTTAGTCGGATCATTGTAGTTGATTTTGGAGTATTTGGTAGCTCCATTGCTAACTCGCCAATTACACCTATCTACGGAAAGTCGTTCAATTTTATCAACACCTGCAACCTCTTGCTCAGACTCCAATTGACGGAGCTTGTACATCGGCAGTTCGGTTTCATCCGCACAGAACTCACCTTCTTCGAACTTGGTCAATGGCAAGCGAACATCAGGCAAGAAGTTGTAGGGACTGACCGTGGAGATCTTATTCCCAACCTTCCGTGGCAGCTTTTTAACGACTTGGCGGGTCTTACCGCTCCCGGTGGAGAACCCAAAGAACGACTTGGGTGGGTCTGTAACTTCGGTGGAGACGTAGACAAAATCTTCTTCCCACGAGTGCTTCAAAACCCCAAGACCAAACTTAGCTAGGTTGCCTGACCACTTGTTGAGAATATTATACCAATTATTGAGTTTGAGATCCCGGTCGATCAACTTCTCGGCAAGCTCACGGTAGGTTTCATCTTCCACACCCTCAGGCAGAAACTCGTAAAACCTCGGACGTTGGAAATAAAGCGAAAGGATAAAAGCCTTGAAAGTCTGCACCTTAGCATACAACATGGGTACGCGTTGCTTGGTGGGTTGCCCTTTCTTAATCGCTTCTTTATCGGCTTTGTCAAGACACTGATAGGCTTTGTATGCATACTGAGCCTCATCCCACTTAGCGTAGTAGTTGCTCATAAATGTCCGTGACATGTCCGTAAGGCCACGCACGTGATTGAGCATTTTAACATGGAAATCGGACGGTTGGTCACGATTAAGTTCGGCGATGACAGCTTCAGTTAACATTTCATTGAAGGTTTGAGCTTTGTGTTGGACTTAAAGTCCTCGGCTGAATAAGTGTCGGTTTGCGTGATAAACGAGTTATCCGTAATAACCGAGCGATAGAAGTTCTCCATCATGTGATCATCCTTATCGATCGGCTTATCCTTTCGCGTGGATGACCACATATAATGGTCAAACTCCCAGAGTGTTTCAGACAAATGTGGCGCGAAGAATGCTTTAGGAACTACAGTACCCAGCGGTGTGCGAATACGAGAACCAAGAAAAGCTTGAGATTCGATGATGCCACGGGAGAGATCTTTTGGTGCTCTTTGTACATCTAACCCATTCTCCAAGAAACTATCCGCCATGGATTTGTCATCCACCGGAGATTGGATAAACGCAGATGGGTCGCAGTAAATGTCAGTGATGCCATACCCCAGCATGATTTCGTTGATCATATCGCAGAGGTCAGGAATCAAGCACTTACGAAAAATCTCATGCCAGTAGTAAACTGGACCATACGGGCTGGCCGAAGCAAACAGAACTGCGTGTGGAGTCTGAGGATGTGGGTCAATGAAAACACGATGGGTGTAGCCAGCCGGCGGTTTCATCCAACCTTGCCAACCGTACGGAATGCTGGTTAACACGTGAACATCTGGGTTAAACTCCTTATAAACCAACCCGCTCAAAGCCAGTGGAATCCCGCCGATCCGGCACTGCTTCTCTTCAGCAGTCAAATCATTCTCGAACATCTTCAACGACTTCTCCGTGTTATACGGATTATCATACGAACTCCCAGTGATCATCCAGTGATCTTCATCCATCATAATAGCCCCGGAAACTTCCTTCCGCAGGGCCTTACGTGGGATGAACATGTCATTAATCCAAGGCTCACTAATCGGTGTACACGTAAACCAAGCACTACCACCACGATCAATCAGGCCCCGTGAGTTGGCAATCCACATGTCCTTCGGGCAGGGCTCATCCACGTGAATCCAGTCATAGTCACTCGACTCTTGACCCATCGGGTTGGCTTTGAATGACTTAACCGTATCCAATCGAATTGTAGACCATCCTCCGTGAATGGATTTCACCTCGATTTCGACGATAATACCTGAATTACTCGTGCACTTTCCAATTGAATCCTTCGGCAGGAACTTGAACAACTTGCCTTGTGCAGCTCCGTCAACTCGGTTGGAGAAGATTTCCTTAGCCTTATCCCAGTCGGCGACGATAATCAAGCCCTTCGTGGCGCGACGTGGAATACCAATAGTCCTCCTCGGATCTCCTTCCGGATACCATGGACGCTCACCAATAGCCCAAGCACAATCCTCAGCGGCTCCAAGTGTGCTCTTACCAAACCGGTTACCTGTCCGCACATACCGCCTTAGGATATTTCCATTCGAGTGGAACATGTCCTGCTTCGGAAATGGATCATAAAAAAGCAACCCGTAGTTCTTCTTCAACTTTGCCAGCCGTTGCAGTCTACGAAGCTCAGCCAAGTCATTCCCACCAGAGGAAGACTCGTTAACTGGCTTAACAGACTCAAGGCCTGCGGATGTGAGGAGATCGGGCATATTACCAAGTTGCGTTGTGTCCACGGGTGTCAATGTGGACAAAAGTAGAATACAAACCAAGTCCACCCTTAAAATCACCTTCAGCTCTCCATTTACTCAAAACTGCGAAGACCTCCTCAGGTGATTTTCCGGACACGGCGATGTCAAGGGCTTGGAATGATTTATGGTAGGATTTGGAAGCGGCTCCGGTGATTGCGGCGTTGTATTCTGGGGATCTGTAAGAAGAAAGAATGACAATTGGTCTACCAAAATGAGCACGGAGCCTGTCGACGACTCGGAGGGTCGGGACGATATTTTCCCACAGAGCCCGGTCAGGAGGTGAATTTGTAACGCCGCGACGATGAGTAGAAAAATATGAAGTAAACTCTTTTGCATCGAAGTAATTAAAATTTTTGGAACGAAACCAAGTGGTAAAGGACTCGAGGGACATACGGCGTTTTCGGTAGAGTTTGATCAGAGCCCGTTCATCTTGCCAGGCTTTAAAGTAAGCCAAAAAGAAGTTCATTGTTTTCTGGAGTTTTCCACTTCAAGACGTTCGACGGCCCGAGCGAGTTGTTCGGTTTTATCGCTGTTCTCCTCAACCTGCTTGGCAAGGGCCGTGAGGGCTGTGACGTTGGCCTTGGAGATCTCCACAAATTGCTGGTTTGAGGATTTGAGGTCCATGTAAACTGGAACCAGTAAACAAAGAAAAATTGCACCAGCGCCCCACTTGGCAATCGCGAAAGCTATAAGTCCTCCCCATGTTTGTGGAATGGAGACGCTTTGTGGGGTGCTGTTTTCAGCCACTTGGTGAAGGTCTTGTAGGTCCATAATTGGATATCGAGTTGCTCTGTTTAGATTGAACCGACTAAAGTCGAGTTAGCGAGGCACACGCTGGTAGTGAGAGAAATAGTCTATGAACAATTCTTTGGTAGCGGCCTCTTTAGTTACTATTGATATAACCGGACCTTGCGTTCCAGCTCGAACTCGAAACTGCATGTGAACTCGATTGGCTTTATGTGTTAGGATGGATATGTTCTGAGAGTTTGCGCTATGTTCCTTATTTCTCCGTAGTTATTTGCTGAACCTGCCGGGGCCATAAGTTGGAACACGTTTCCTTTCACCAATCCCTGCGAATAATTGTCACTGACAGTTTTTGTAACTGGAGCGAGCATCGTCCATGCGGCAGGCGGGGCTTGGTTAGAGATCATGGTTTTAATACCAGCAATAATCTGTGTTCCGTTGTTACAAACCCAGATTATAGCAACTCTGATTGATCCACCGATAGCGGTAGTCGCGCCTAGCGTGGTGGTTCCAAGGTGGTCCCTGTAAATAATTCGAGCATAGTGTGTCCCGGCGTCAGTGTAAATCTCGACTCCGAAACCATAGCTGTCGAGAACCCCGATTGTTGCCACGCTCGTTGCAGATATGCCTCTAGCAACAGTCTACGTCCATTGACGCCTCCGTCCCATTGGATTCTTGCAGCAAGACCGATGCCCGTCGTGGTGCAGGCTTGGCCACCGGAATTGGTAAAAACACCGGCAGGATTACACCAAGTTGCGTATCCGGCCGATGCCAAGGCCGGACCCATCCACGAGCCGGATACCCCTGTCACCGAATAGCCTGTGTTGAACGCTCCCAAACCGCTGGTCCTCCCCCACCCTGAAGATTGATCCAGACGCCACGAGAAAAGGAAAACCAAAAAAGGGTGAACAACAAATAAAAGAAAAGGGTGAAAGGGAGGGATCGCAACCAGTCCGCGAAAGTATCGCGGAAGACCCGCGAGATCAGGGCAAAATCACTCCCACTCTCGCGTATGCTTTGAGTGCCTCCAACAGCGGAGTCCCGGTCGGAGTGCGGACGTTGCCGGGGAATCTCAGCGATCTTAGAGTGCCACGGCGGTCAAAACGCTCCCGGACTTTCGGGTCGTCGCCGATGTTGCAGATGCCGTGCCTTGGCCCCATCCGATTTTATAATTTCCAGCCACCGTCACCACAACGATATGCTTACAGCGAATGAACGAGTTCCTGACCGTGGCCGAAGTATGAACTGCCCTTGGCATCGTCGGTCCTAAACCACCAATGGGGCGAGTGCCACTGAAATTCCCAACAAACTCGTTTGATCCAGTGGACGAGCCAAGCATGACAAACAGAGGACTTTTCGTAGTGTCGATTGTCCCGGAAAACGCGAGTTGAGAACGCGATCCGCACACATCGTCACCATTATTCCAAATGACATCGCACTCGACCATCCAAGTTCCGACCTCCAAATAGAGAGACAAAACCGCATCCGCGACGTAACTCGTATTATTAGGGGTTCGAGCTTCGTCCGACGTGGCCACCACCACCTTGCGTTGCCGATAACGCGCATCCGCCTTTCCAGAGATCCACGCCCACAGATTCGCAAACGTCAGCCGCTTGAGCGCACCGCTTGCGGCGCTGTCCGTGATGGCCAGTTGATCGGCATCCACTGGCGTGGTTTTCTCTGCAGCACTATTGACTGCAGCCGCGATGCTTTCTGCGCTTACGACTGCGTCAGCTCCAGCCGGTCCACGATTGATTATAATCGTCGTGGGAGTTCCGCTACGGGCCGCCGTGATGATGAGAGTTTTGATTGCCATAATCAAGAAGAAGGAGCCAAGCGGTTATGAAGAGTAAGTCGCACTGTTTCGGACCAGAAATCATTTCCATCTGGGTCTGAAATGCGGATGTCATAAAAATAAACACCGGGAAGCCAAGGAGGGTTGCCCGTATCAATGGCAACACTAGCGGCGTTATTACTGATCACCATAGGACTTTGGAATGCTGTAAAATTCGGATTAGCCTCTGAGGTAAACCTACAAACAGCACTCCACGAGTCATCAATAGTAACAACATCTTCGTTTAGATCCTGCGCGGAGACGCTAAGGTCATAAGTCTCTCCCCATACTATGGAATCGGTAATCATAACTGGCCAAGTTTAGGGTTAAGCAGATCCTTTCATGAGGCCTTTTTCAACAAGGACTGTTCGAATTTCATTAAGAAGTGTAAGGACTGCCGTAGCTTGGGCTTGTGTGTAACCATAAGCTCCAGTAGTTGGAGTAGTTGTAACTACAGCATCTTGGGAGGCATTGGCCCGTTGGATAACTGGTGTAGCTCCGTGAAACGAGAGTTTAGATCCAGTTGCAGTCGTGACATTGAGACCTGCTGTGTTGTAAGACTGAATATTATCCACCTTCAAGGTGTTATGAATAACCGTGTCGAACTCACCACTAAAAGTGACGGAAACTAGACCTTGTTCATTTAACAACTGTCGCTTTTCCCAATCGACCGACACTTGATCATCCGAAGCTTTAAGGCTACGTGATAGCCAATTCAGACACAAGACGTCATCGTGATCAAAAATCTCTCCTGATTGCCACGAGATTGCTAGGCGATTACCTGTGTAGAAAAGCAGTCTGTCTGATGCGCTGACGGCTATTTCACCAGAAGGATCATGCATAGAGACACCAAACCAGTCGTTGAAGTATATCAGCGGAATTTTATTCCCTTCTGCATCTTTTACCGTACTGTACAGAACATTTTCAACCAAATTAATAAACGGCGCGACGGCTTCCCTAACCTGCTCCAGCGTTGCAGATTCAAAGCCACCCCGTCCGCATTTCACATACAGGTCCGTGATCAGTGTTCCAGATTCTTGAGGGTCCATGACTTGTTAAGTAGGTTAACAGACTTAATCGCGGGCCAGGACCTCTGTCCTGAGACGTGCGATCTCGTCTTGGATGTTCGTAAAGTCCGAAGCCGAACCTGCCTTCTTGGGAGGTTCATTCGCCTTGGCTTTCGGGAAGAAGCGGTCGAGGAGTTGTCCCGCCGCGTTGAGTTGAATGGATTCAGTCTTACCCACATCCCGCAACCGCACCAGCCGCAGCAGGGAATCCAACACCGTTGCTTCGATGATGTTGGTCATGCGTTCGGGGTTCTCTGAGACCAGAGCCTTCAGAATCACAATCCCGCGCTCGGAGGTAACAAACTCCGATACCATCTTCAACTCGACGTTAACTTCTCTCGCCACATCGTCCAACGGAGTTCCGTTGGCGTACAGCAAGCAAGCCAACCGCTGCCACGGCTTCGTGGGAGTAGTTGGATCTGCGTCAATGGCTCGTAGAATTAAACTCATCGGGTCTCTTGAGGTGGCTTTGGAGCGGGCGGTAAGATCTTCCTGCGCATGCGCACAAGATACCACAAGTCTTTAAAAACGCAAGCTTTACTTCTTTCTTCAATTCTTTTATTTTAATTCCCACCCACATCCTCCCGTCTTCCCGCCACACGTCCCTCCT